TATTGCAGAGTAAGGCTTCAAAGGAGCGTTTCGTGATTACCGATGGAACCGTGTGCAATATGAACATGACTCCAACAAAGAACGGAAACCGAATCATCAACATTACAGACCTCAATGCTGAAATTGACTTTGAATCGGATGCCATGACAACTTGTTGGATTCCCGAACATCTTGAATTGGACTTCGGTATCGGTTCTACTGTTATCGTGATTGGCCGAACAAGTCAAAGAATGGTTGATGGAGAAGCAGAACCAACAACAATCAATGTTGCTGGTGTGCTTTGTGTTGAGCGTGTGGGTTCACCCGTTGAATCCGCCCAACCCGTGGAGAAAGACTTTGACTGGTTTTGATTCCTCCCTTGCGCTGGAAACCTTGGGAACCGTGTAAATGTTGGCGGTAGAATGACATTCGGATAGGTGCGAAGCCTATCAAACCAAAAGGTGAAAAAAATGAAAGATTTAATCGGAGAAAGATTTTTAGTGAAGAAAAATGCATATGTTGTTGATTTAGCAAATGTAGATTTTATTACTTACAAAGAAAACGAAAATGAAATTGGAACTTACTGGGTGAAGTTTCATATTGGACAGAAAGAAGCGAGGTATGTTTGTTATGACCTTGAATCGCTTCGTAGTATTATTCAGTATTGGACAATGAGTAAGAATTCAAAAACTAGAATTGACGAAAATAAATTGGTGTGATGAAAAATGGGACTAACAAATAGTAAAGGAAATGCTTTACCAAGTGAAACATTCTTGGAAATGCATAAGAAACAAATGGAGAAGAAAAGAGAGAACAAAAAATCAAGAATGGTTTTAGGTATTTGGGGCATGCCCAAGACTGGAAAAACTGGACTGGCACTTGATTTCCCCGATAGGAAAATCTATGTTCTTGATTGGGATAGTGGCGTAGAATCTACATGGATTACTTGCCATGACGCAACAGAAAGAATTGAAGTGTTTGACCCTATCGTTCAAGACAAAGAAGCACAATTGGATATTCACAAGTCCGAGCAAAACTCAAGAGACTTTGTGAAGTATGTTCATTCAAAGATTGAAGAAGGGGAGAATCCTATCTTTGTTCTTGATGGTGTGGACACTTGGTTTAACAGTTGTATTCTCAAAGTTAATCCTGACCCAACGAAGGTGACGAAAATTATGCCGTTTCAATACGGTGCAAGAAATAAAACATTTGAAGCATTAATGGTTTCTATTTATCGTTTGAAGTGTGATGTGATTTACATTACTCACGAAGCAGAAAAATATGTGGACAATGTTCCTGTTGGTGTTCAACCAGCATGGCGTGATTGGGGAGGAAAACTTGAGCAAGAGATTCACTGCACCCGAAAGAATGTCAAAGGTGAAATGCACTATGTCGCACAATTGATTGGTTCAAGAACAAACGGAAACTTGGTCGGCACACGCTGGACAGTCCGAGAAGGAACCCCACCAAATATTGTTTGGAACGGTATTCCCGAATTACGGGAGGGTAAAATTTGAAACCGAAACAATGTTGCGGTATTAATTCTGCCAGTGGTGGTGGCTCTAAAAAAGGAGACAGATGTAAAGTCATGGTAAAGGATTTTAATACCAGACTTAAGAAGTGCCTAAACGACAACAAAGACCTATGCTTTATGCACTGTGATTGTGCATATTGTTTAGATACTTACGAAACACGAAGTAATCGGGGAAAGAGACATAAATCAACACTTCACGAAGGAAAGGCTAACTATGACTATCTATTTAACCGTTGGAGTTCTATAAATTTGGATGCTCCAGATTTTCTTTTGAAAGAAAAGGATATTGAAAAACTAAGAATCATTTGTTTGGTCGTATATAAAGAGTATAATCATCTTTGGTCGGATATTGTTTCTCTCGCTAAGAAAAGAAAAGAGAATAAGAAAACCCTGCAAAAGATAGCAGAACTAGAATTAGAATTGAACAAACTAAAGGAGAAATTAGAATGAAATTTACAGTTAGCGCAAAAGAACTAGAACAAGCAATTGAAAGTATTCGTGTCAAAGGAAAGTCCCTAACCTCAAAGGGTTTCGGCAACGCTTCAATGGGCGACTACATCTATGTTGTTCTTGAAGGAAACACCCTTTCTATTGTAAATGGTTCAGCCATCTTCATGGCTAAAATTACCCTTCCCGTTATTGGTGAAGAAAATGGAAACTGTGTCGTTGATGCAACGGTTGTTTTACCGTACTTAAAATCATTCAAGAACAATATTACTGTGGCGGGTGGTGATTTTATTTCAATCACCCAAACAGGAAAACAAGCGAGCCTACCTAAAGTTGTAAATCATCCTGCTATGGATGCTTTAGAAAACTCTTTGGAAAGAACGAAAGGAATCGTATGGTCGGCTGTATTGGATAAATTGCCTACCTTTGGCAAGACAACCTTTGAGGGAGCCTTTTCTTTAGTGTCCGACCAATTCAAATCTTGTATCAAGAATTGCGAATTGGTCAAGAGTGGAGTGTATAGCCTTAACTTTAACAAGGAAACAATTACTCTCTCTTCACAACAGAATGTGCAGAACAGATACACGGAAACAATTACCCCAGTAAGCGTTCTTGGTGAAGCGGCTTCTCTTGATTATACTAGCCCCATCCATAACTTCTTTGATAAAGAACAGTTGTTAAACTTCTATGTGAAGGATGACTTTCCCCTGCTTATTGTAGCAGAAGACAGAATGATTCTAAAAGCCCCACAAATTGGTGATTGAATGATAATTAGTAAAATGAATAAAGGTCAAAATATATACACATCTTGGAGAGAAAATGGCGAGAAGAAATGGAACATCGTTCCGTTCCGTCCATATTTTTATGTTCATGAAAATGAAACCCCTAGACACTACAAGCCATCAAAATACATTGAGCGTCAATTTGAATATGAAGAAGGCGACTTCTTTAATTTGGAAGGACAACAGTTGAAGAAAGTTTATGTTGAATCTTCCTTTGATATTCGTAAAGCAAAAGAAGAGTTTTCTAAAACCTATGAAGCCGATGTTCCTTATCACTTTAGGTATGCTGTTGATGAAATCAACAAAATGCCAGAGTATGAAATGCGTAAGTGGTATTGGGATATGGAATGGCAACAGGGTGGAGAGTTTCACGATTGCATTACAACGATTGTTGCATATGATAACTACGATAAAGAGTATTTACAGTGGGTTTGGTTTCCCGAAGAAACCAATACTGAGACAAACTGTTTTGTTTTTAGCAGTGAAAGGGATATGATAGATTCTTTTTTGAATACAATGATTATGAAAGACCCCGATATGTTAATTGCTTGGTTTGGAAATAAGTTTGACTTGCCTCATCTTCTCAAGAGGGCTTGTGCTTTGGGAATTGACCCCCGCATCATATCTCCAACTGCCAGCGTTAAGGGGGTTAAGGCGACTAAGGGAGGCTTTTCTTTTGCCTATGCTGAAAAGGGTTTCTCACCCATTGAACAGCCCGTAGGGGGCCGCATAAGTCTCTCTCTTGACCTTGCTTTTGAGCGTCAATGGAATGACTCACAAAGAGGAACATTACCTTCTCTAAGTCTTGAGTATGTTTCACAAACACTTTTTGGTGAAGGTAAAGTAAAGAAGGGTAAATTTGAAGACAAAAACGAATTTTTCCGCAGAGCATGGTTAGAAGATACAGAAGTGTATTTGGAGTATGCTGTGGTTGATGTTGAATTATTAGTGCGTATTGACGAAACAAACTTTTGTAGTGAAGCAATTGTTTCATTACAGCGTTTGTTGAAAGCACCCTTTGATGCTTGTTTTTATGCAAGTCATATGGGTTCAATCTATTTTATGCGAAACGCTACTTGGAAAGCACCAACAGGAAACAGAGATATTGAACGCCGAGAATATGACGGGGCTATGATTTACGACCCATTGAGTGAACAAACTCAAGGGCTTCATTTGAATGTGGCCGCATTTGACTATGCAGGACTTTACCCTTCAATGATGATTGCACGAAACATTTCTTGGGAAACCAAGTCGGAAGAACCAACAGAGTTTGCCGTGAACATCTCAACGCCAAGAGATTTCAGCGATGTAAAACACCGGGATATGCTCTACTATAAGACTGATAAACTGGGGCTTCTTCCGAGAGCCGTCCTTGAGTTGAAAGAGTTGCGGAACGATTACAAGCGACTGATGAAAGAAGCAAGAGAGACGAACAATGGAGAATATCAAAAGTGGTATAACAATCAAATGGCGGTTAAAAGACTCATGGCTTCTTTCTATGGTATCGTTGCCTTCCAAGGTTTTGGTTGGGCTGATGTAGATTTAGCCGCATCTATTACTGCAAGTGCAAGAGAAGCAATTCGTTTAGCGGCATTTAAGGCTAAGGAGATGAAAGTATGAAAATATGCAAACGATGCAGAAAAAGAACGGCTATTCATCCAAATCATGGACTTTGCTGGAAATGCTACAAAGAATGGAGATGGGCAAATGAGAACTAAATTTGTATTGGTTAAAGTAGAATACGATACTGAGGAAACTTGGGATATTACTTTAGAAGAAGTCCAAGAGATTCTTAGCATGATGAATAATCTCAAAAGACACGCTCAAATAGTTGAGATTAATCAAGGTGTGAATAAAAATGATGATGGACAGAACGAATGAATTACTGGAAGAGTTGCTAGCCATGATAAATAGAAGCAACAAGATTTTGATGATGGTAAATGTCGTCAATATCGCAACAATTATTACCTTACTGGTGGTGGTATTATGAAAGAAGAAAAACTATATTTTGAAACCCTAAAAGAAATTAAACAAATGAAGGAACATATTGCTGATGAAATGGATTCTCTGTATGCTGATATGCAGAAACTACAAAACATCAAAGCACAAATTACGGAACTACAAGAAACGGTAGCGAAACTTGCAGGTGAACCCGTTGGAATGCTATTCGTGCATTACCGAGGCTGATAACATGAAAGTGGTTTATGGACATACCGATTCTATCTATGTGCAAATTGATTCCGTGGAAGCCGCACAAAAAGCAATCAAGGTGATTGAAGATGAAGTCAAAAAAAGTTTCCCGAATGTTCTCGGACTTGAACAGCATCCCGTTAGTTTGGAGTTTGAGAAGTATTATTCAGCGTTGGGTGTCGGTACGGTCAAAAACAGAAACGCAGGAATGATTACATGGGAAGATGGTTCTTATTTGGATGAACCAAAATTCACCATGACTGGCTTCACTGCAAAGCGAGTTAGCGAAACAAAATTAGCAAAGGAGTTCCAAACAACTTTGTTAAAGATGTGGGCAAACCAAAAGACATTTGCTGAGATAAACACCTATCTCGCAGAAACTTACAAAAAAGTGGTGAATGGAGAAGTACCCATCAGCGACTTAGCAAAGAGAAGTAGGTTGAAAGAAGAGAGATTTAAACTGAAATGTAAAAAGTGCCGAGCAAAGTTCAATATGCGTGATATGTTAAATGTCTATGCGTGTGAAAGATGCGGAGAGAATCCGAAAAACTTCACAACCGAACAAGACAAACGCCCTTCAATTGGTTCCGGTATTGCTGGCGTTCTCTATGCTTGGGAAAAGCAGAACACTACCTTTGATGACTCTTACATTTTCTTGAAGGTGTCGGGGGTCAATGATAAATACACGAACCCTTTGACAAAAGAGAGGCGAGATGTTGAGTATGTTTCGGGGACAATCCTTTCGGATTTTAACACCTATACGCCCGACTATCACCACTATGCAGAGCAACTTATCAGAAAGGCTAAACCTATCTATGAAGCGATGGGTTGGCAAATTAACAACATTAGAACAATAAAAGGACAAACAACACTGGAGGAATGGTTTTGAATAAAGAAGAAGCATACGAAGCATCGCTTGGAGAAATGAAAGAATTCACATATAAGTGGATGCCGGAGAACTATTCCGACCCATCGGAACCGATTTTGAAGATTTCTAAGTCTTCTCTTATGTCATTCGTTTGGTGTCCTAAGAAATATGAGTTCTCCTATGTTGAGCGTTTGTCTCAAGACCAAACAGAAGCAATGCGTAAAGGAACAATTCTTCACAACCACAGAGAAGCATTTTTTGATGATTTTGACATTAAGAAGGCAGAGAAAATGAACAATACAGAAATCATGGAATACTGCAACTCTTTGATGCCAGTAGATGAATACTACGATGTTTCTTTAACGGTGGCGGCATTTGAAGCCCAACGCTTTATTGAAGCAGTAGCGGAAGGAAAGACAGATGAATTTTTGCCAGTCATTAATGAAAAGAAATTTGATTGCGAAGTAATGATTCCTAAAGACACTCATAAGAAATTCACTCTGCAAAGAGATTACAAGGTGCGTCTCCAAGGAATTATTGACCGAGTATTTATTGAAAACGGAAAACTGATTCCCTTTG